AGGCTTCAGCTACGCCTTTCCATAGGGGATAAAGACCAAACATAGCGTAAACTTTGCCATCGCACATAGCTGAATAACTTAATCCGTCTACGGCATAGTCTTCGATGTGGGGACGGCCATACCCATCTAAAATTTCCTGGTCAAAATCCCTAAATTTTGTCATATGAATGTGATTTGGCTGGAAGGTAACTAGTCTATTTCGGTATCCATCAAGCTTCATCACCTGCATCAGCTCGTCTGCGGTGAACATTTTTTTTACTCCTCGAATTAATTAATCGACTTCCCAATACTCGGTCCTGGTATCTTTTAACAATTTGCCTATTTTTTAGTTTTTTAGGCGAAAACATTAAACTCCTGGTTCGCAATAACCGGTTGGACATTTCTAGTTGTTCCTCTCGTCATACGTTTCATTTCTCCACCGCCTAGAAGGCAGTAGCCTAGGGCATCCCCCACGTGGGAATGTTCATTTTTATTGGGTTTATCCTTAAATCTTTCCTGACCGGCACCAATAGCAACCCTCGTATAATGATATCCACCGCCTAAACTCTTTCTTAGACGTAAACATTTCTTGTTAACCAGGAATCCAGGCTTACCCTGGACTAATCTATTCATCGGCATAGCTACCGCTTCTCTTCTAACCCTAAAATCATTGGTCGGAGTAGGGCGGGCATAGATGCCATGTGTCTTTAAAAACTCAAAACTCGTAACTTCGTAATGCTGATCCCTGGCACCACCAGCCGGATCGCCCCATACCATGAACTCAAAATTAGGAAATCTCTGCTGCATTTCACTTTTCAAGACATTTACAAACCTATCAAGGCCCATAGAAAACGTCACAACCTCATGAAGTACATGCCAGGCACCATTGGGCAATCGTTGAGCAAATACAGCCGAGGGAGTTAATCCAAAGTCTAATCCAACTTGTATAGGTACATTTTCTACAGCAGTAAGCTCGGCAGACATAGTGCTATCATCGTATTCTTCCCAAACAGCTTTGCCTTCCTGGACATAGGTATATTTACCTTCGGCATAGCATCTAACCCAATCTAGGTTCTTACCGCCAAGCAGGGATTGATAATAACCTTTCGGCAAGTTATGTATGTTTTCCGCCTTCGGATTTTCCTTAAACCATCTAGATCCCGCAGAAATATATCCCTGGGCTTCCGGTATCTCAGCGGGAACATCATCAGTTTTTACCTCAACAACGCCTCCAGGCTGTTTAAAAAACTTCCAGGCAAATTCTCCTTTAGGCGTTTCTTTCTCAGCTAACCTATAATACCAATGGTCTGAATCCATAGGGTTCGTATCAAGCCAAATTCCTCTCCAGGTCGTACCACCATCAGCCATGGAAGGGTATCTTCCGACACGATGAGTTAGTCCTTGTATAACCGCAACCGGCAACTCACGAGCCTCATTGACCCAGGCCCCGGTTAATTCAAGAGATAAAAGCTTCCGCACATCTTTAGGTTGATCTAACGCTAAAAAAATAACTTCACAATCAATGCCCGAAGCATCACCTCTAGCCGGTAATTTTAAATGATGAGTTATAGGCGGTGACCAATGCAGATTGCCCCATATATTCTCCGGAAATAATTCTAACCAGGTTTTTATGGTAGTCGTTTTCAGCATAGGATAACTGTTTCTAACAACCACAAACCTCGAATACCTAATCCCATCTTTAGGACTAGGTTTTTGTTGGACAGCCCTCTTAAATATCTCAGCACAACAAGCATAGCTTTTACCGGAACCAACCGGTCCCATAATCCCTCTAACAAAGCTATTATCCTGCAAGAACTTCCACACATTAGGAGAAGTACTAAAATCTAAATTCATCGCATTAGGCTTTTCCATTTTTCGGCCCCACCATGTTTATTTCAATTACACTCGGCTTCTCACTCTCAGGAGTTCGATCTAATATCCCAGCACTCTTAGCTAGCATCTGTAAGATCCTCACCTTATCGATCATCTCAACTTCTAGCTGCATCTTATCGCCTACCGGCACAGCTCTTATCTTCCGAATAGATTGCAGGGCATGTTCCGGTATATCCTTGGGATCAGAAATACTCACATTGCCTTGATCATCCCAATTCAATATATCCGTTATCTTCGCACTAGCTAAACCCATAAGAGCCTCAGCTAACTGCTCTCTATTCTCAAAGATAACATCAGATCCCTTGAGCTTTTTGGATACTTCACGTACCCCGCCCAAGTTACCCATTTTCGGAACAGCTCTTTTTCTAGAATGGGATTTCGTCATTTAGCTCTTCTCTTTTCTCTTCAACCTGGCCACTATCCGCAAAGTTACTAAACTTCGACTGACTAGTATCACTCCCAGGAAGCAAAGTTATATTACCCTCATAAGGCCCTACAATAATCTCAGTAGCCATCTTCTCAGTGCCATCACTCGCATTATATTTCCTATAGGTTAACTTCCCATCAACTACGATAGGTGTGCCTTTCTTAACGTACATATCAACAACCCTAATGACATTCTGATTACGAATAATAACCTTATGCCATTGTGTTACTTCCTTCTGCTCACCAGTTGCCTTGTCCTTGTATTTCTCAGAAGTAGCTAAACTGATATTAGCTATCTTGTCTCCGTTCTGAAATGCTTTGAACTCAGGATCTCTTCCTACGTTACCGATTAGTAAAACTTTATTTAAACTTGCCATTTGTTAACTCCTCATGAAAAAATGGAAAATAATTTTGTGGGACCCCCTCTATACGTGTAGGGTACCCGGCCCCCCAAGGGTCCGTTTTTGGCGGGGCGGTCCGGCCTTTTTTTACACGTACAATTCATCGTATTATCCTATGTGTACACATTGTAGATCAACGTCTAGGTTTTGTATATTTATAATTTAAAGCTCCTGGCTAATGATTTGGTTATGTCTTTTACGTTGGTAGCTTCCTTGTTCTCCGTAAAGACTGACTTGAAGTATGCCATCGTGTATGGTGGCTGTATTCCTTCTTTCCTTTTATGCTTCAATACTCTTTCTACAGTCTTGGTGAACTGATCTAGACTTACTCCCATCCTGGCTATGTCTTCTGCCATTGCCTCTTGCCTCATGTCCCATCTCCAGCTTCCACGTGTTCCCATGATTTGATCTAGCATGTGTGAATACACTTTTACCATTTCTTTACTTATTTCATTTATATTATTATCTATAGTTATATTATTAGAGTTATGTATAACATCTGACGTTATCTTTTCTGCACTACTGGTATAACATCTAGTGTTATATTTGGGTTTATCAGTTATAACATCAGGTGTTATCTTTTTAGCATCCTTATCTGCATGTTTTATAACATCAGGTGTTATATTTCTTCCGGTTAAATATCCTCGCTCAATGGGTGATTGTAGGCCGGTGCCAAGCTTATTCCATGCATCAATAGTCTGTTCACCTGCCAGGTATTTGCATACTGCATTGTAGACTGAATCATATGGGAAGTATTCACGCTCGCTATCAATGTATCTTTTAGCAATGCTATCAGCTAACTTGGTTTGTGCTTCTGATAATCTAGCTTGTTTCTTTTCTTCCTTTACTTGTTCTTTTACCAGGACCTTCATTGTGTCTTCGGCCTTGTTCTCTTCTACTCGTGGATCTGTAGTTGTCAGGGCTATCTCATCAGCAGTTATTTCCGGGTCATATATTACACGCCAGGTAGCTCCTTTACGTCCTCTATCTCGCAGTGGGTTCTCTTTGATTACCTTCTCGATGTAGCCCCATTTAACCAGGTTATTGAACTGCCTGGATACTGCTGGTTGTGTTCTTCCTAATCTTTTAGCTACTGAGTATTGGTTTGGATATGCGGTACCTGACTGACCATTTACGTATGAGCATAAGACACATAGCACCTGTAATGCTGAAGGATGTGTAAGTATATATTTATCAGATAATGCCCTGGAAGGAATTGTAGTAAAAGGGGAGGGAGCTTGCACATCTGATACCATCCTATCTTTTGGTAGCTCCAGGATCTGCTTCCTTGCCTCTTTTATCTGTTCAACTTTATCTATCTTGTTCATCATGTTCATTGGCATCTTCATCAGGTTGTGTGACTAATCCGCATACTTTGCATTCATATGTCTTTGTAGTGTCTCGCTGTTCAGTTGTGGAACATCTAGGGCAATACGATTGATTCATTATAAAAGCTCTAGCTGGTTATCTTCATTAACTTGAAACTCATTGTCCTGGATAAAGCCTGGCAACTCTTTTGCTCTTAGCTTTCTATATAGTTTCATATCTATTTCTTTTACCCGGCCCATCAGCTCTTCGTATTTAACGTCCATTTCCTTCTGCTCCTCAACAGTTAGCCCATTGTTAAATTTCATTAATTAATGTTCCAGGATACAATGCTTCGACTAGTTTCTTTTTTAGTTTGTAAACATCAGTCTTATAGCCCTTTACATCTTCGACCACGTAGTAGCTGATCTGACCCTGCGGTCCTATTTCATCCACCAGGAGATACTCGAAGTCAGCTCTATATGTGCAGATCTTTTTCCCATTAATAATACAATCAAACTTAGGTTGTAGTTTTAGGTCCTGGATTATACCTGCATCTAATCGTTTCTTTAGCTCTACATATCTTGCAGCTTCTTTTTTGCTATCAAACATGATGCCGTCTACCTCGGTCTTTATTGCCCGGTATTTGCTTTTACCAAAGTTAATCTTTGCCATTCGACTTCACCATTTTGTCTAGTGCCTGGGATATATTCAGATCTTTTACGGCTAATTTCTCGCTAAATATGTTGTCATCACTAATAGATCCAGGTTGTCTTTTACGTAAAGCTTCCCTTAAAATACTCTCAGTTAGTCCAGCCATAGTCCATCTTTCCTTCTTGGCCTGGTACTTCAACATATCGTAACATTCCCTTGTTAACCTTAGATAAAGTGGCACAATTTCCATTCGTTTTTCCTACTGTACAAAATTAATTTAAAAAAATGTAATCTAGATCTTGTATATTAGATATCGAAGTGATATATGTATATTGAACGTTAGATGAACGTTCGTTGAACAAGGAGGCAAACTAATGACTTACAAAGCAAAAAAAATATCAAATGGTTGTTACAATTACAGAGGTTGGGAGATTGTAAACATGGAGGAGTATGGTTCTAGGCATTGGAATATATGCCCACCAAATCAGCCACCATCAGATAGCACTAATACAATGTGGCAAGCAAAAGAAATGATTGATGATTATTTTAATAGAGGATTGGGGGCATAGTAATGGCTTATAAAAGCACAGCCGGTCAAGAACATACCGGCATTTACTTTGCTTACGTCAGGGTTAGTACTGATGATCAGGACGTAGCAAGGCAAGAGATGGAGATCAAGAAGTGGCTTAACGGCGGTGATCACCAGGTCTTATGGTTTAGGGAGGAGGGCATATCAGGTAAGATAGCTCCGGAACATAGACCAAAGCTTAACGAATGTATCGAAAAGGCTAAGGCCATGAAGGGTACTATCATTGTAGCTGACCTGGATAGATTCAGCCGTACTACCTGGCACACTCTTAAATTCTTCGAGACTATTCTTAAAAAGAATGCGGTTAAACTTATCGTATGCAATGACCCTACAATTTCAGAAAACAAACAAAACTTTTATATGAAGGCAATGTTTGCTGATTTTGAAAGAGATAAAATATCTGAGCGTACTAAGTCAGGTCTTGAAAAGATAAAGAATGAGCTGCGAGAAAAGGGCAGTGTGATATCTCAAAAAGGTAAACGTATTACTAAGCTTGGTATTCATGATGAAATGGATAAGGCCAGGGCATCAGCTTCTGAGGCAGTTAAAGCAATAGCACAAAACTTCGCTAATAAAATTGCACCTACTGTTTCTAAACGTCTGCAAGCTGGCGATAGCTACAGAGAAATAGCCCAAGAACTAAATGATTTAGAAGTACCAACTGCAAGAGGCGGTAAGTGGCACGCTTCATCAGTAAGAAACATAGCTAAAAGATTGGAGGCAAAGAATGAAAGATAGAACTAAAGCATCAGTGAATGACGTACATCAATATCTAATCCATAGATATAATGTTGAGCTTTGTGCATTAGAAATGAGAACACACCAAGTAAGACAAAAAAGAATGGAGACTAAATTACTAAGATATTTTAACTCAACACCAATTAGAAATGCTTTTGCTAGGTGGATGACTTTTGCTACCTATACCAATCGAACTTATACTATTCAAGAGCTTGTTGATGAAATTGGTAGCAACAGACAAACCATTTCTGACATTGTAAAAGATTGTGAAGCAGAAGGCTGGATCATTGCCGACAGAACCGATAATAGATGCGATTGTAAAGCCTCACCAATACTTGTAGAGAAATTTGAAGACTACTGCGACCATAGAAGAACACTGATTAACAAGGTATCAGGTGTAGCCTTCACTGACCTACGAAACTTTGAGAGAACTATGTCAATCGGATTTGCACTGAACGAGCATCACAATGCCAATTCAACTGATATTGATAATGTTATAAAGCTTGTTAAATAATAGAACGTCATGTGATCGAAGTATGACAGAAAGGGGAAAGCAAATGAAACATTATAAGAAAAAATCTAGACCGACTACAGACAGTTTGATCGGCCATAACCAACCACCAGGTGCAATGATACCACCTATGAATGGTAAAAGTGCTGACGAATACTTCGATAATTTACCGGTCGGTAACATCTTAAAAAAGCGTATAAAAGAAACGGGTGACTTTGGCGGTGCCGAGCTTCGTGATGGGCATGTGTTCCCTACGTTAACTGGTCCACAAAAAGAAAAGATCGCTCGTATGCTTTTAAATGGCAAAGAATATCTAACGTATAAAGATTTACGTGTAGCTGTCAGAATGACAATACCCATGGTTGATATACAAATGATTAAATCAACTGCCCGCCATTTAAGATTGCTTAGTGCTGAGTTAAGAAAAATATCTAAGGATGCAAGCAAGTCTAAATTTGAAAGAGTAATTAAAGCCCAAGAAGCTGTAGTACAAACTAACTTGTCTATAAAGACTACTCATGGATTATTTGAAATGCTTGGTGTACATTCTCTAAGATGACCTATTTTATCTCACCACAAATCAAGGACTTATACCTGGTCAATCAACATTTAGTATGTGTTTGTGCCAGGGCTTCTAGTCCATGTAAATGTAACTGCAAAAGAAAGGAAAATAATAATGCAGATATATCAACACTTTAGGGAAGACCTATATAATAATATTATAAGTTTGTCGCATAATATATATCATGACACACCCACAAACCGCCTTTTTAGGCTAATCCCTCTAGCTTTTGTAATACTTACCAAGGTAATCTTCTACATCCTTTTGACAGTATTTGCACTAGCTGTAATCTACTACACATTTCACATTGCATGTCTTGCTGATGACGTTTGCTTCACACAAAACTATGAGGTGCTAAAATGACAAAATGGTCTGATGATGCAGTAGAACTGGGAGCCTCAAAAGTAGGTGCTGTCGTATTGGGGGAAACACCTTTTTCTACTAATGAACAAACAAGGCAAATAGTTTTAAATGCACGTGAAGGTGTGACAACTATTGATAGATCAATGTATGCCGATGCCCAGGAGCGTGGAAACTATCTTGAGGAATCATTAATATATTGGGCAAGTGATAAGCTTGATGCGATGTGTGATGATGAAGTGGCATGTAATTACATTCCTACTAATGATGCCCATCGTAAAACCGATTTAAGGCTCTGTGCATCGCTTGATGCTATCTTAGAGGTAGTTGGGGGCGAACTTACAATACCTAACCCACAAGGCGATCCTATAACTGTTAAAGGGTATGGAGCATTAGAGATAAAAACTGATGGTTGGGATGATGGCCCGCCGAGAGCAGAACAAGTTATTCAGCTACAAACACAAATGCTATGTGCTGATTTTGAGTGGGGCGTAATTGCCAAGCTTGGTCCTAAATTGAAGTTTGAACTTTATCCATATAGACGAAGTGAAAAGCTTATTAAGTTGATCATGGAAAAGGTTGCTGACTTTTGGTACCGGGTTGATATGGATGTGCCGTATCCACCAATAGACAATGGAAAGCCTGAGACTATATCCCTTGATCACTTAGATACTAAGCCTGAGATAGTCCAAATCATTACTGATTATAATAAATGTAAGGCTGAAATGAAATCCTGGAAGCTTCGCATGGAAGAATGCCAGGAA